AAATCCAGCAAATATCTCGATATTATACAGTTTCATACAAGATAGCAGCCTCCACTCTTACCTTCATTTCTCCGATTCCTTCATGTGAAAATACTAACTTATTCCTTCCACTACTGAGCAGGATAAACCGTTGTGTCGAAAAATCGCTATGCTCGTATCGATCTGCTACAAACCTATTGCCTGCATCGTATTCATTGATGCTCCAAGGTGTATTGCGCGTATCTATGACAAGTTTTCTGGATTCTCCAAGCTCACATCTCACTTTTCCTCTTGCTTCCAATACTCCATTTACATAATGAGCCCATGCCGGATTTACGCATGGACCCCAAATCGTAATTCTGGTTGGTGATTCCATTGTAGTATTAGAATCAATTTCTATTACTCCGGAAAGGAAATCACTGTAAGTATATGGATACACATAAGGATAAGATTTTCCGGTTTTTGATTCTGTATTCTCAAATACCACCTCTTTGTAATAAGTGCTGGTCGCTTCCATCTTTACCTTGCAATATAATCCGCCGGCGGCCAACTCTGTTTTTTCAAGTTTTGTCACAGCAACATCAATCCTGTATGTTCCTGCGGACCGGTATTCTAAAACTAAAGGTCTGCGTGAGATAAACTGCGCAAATAAAAAGTATTCCTCATAATTTTCAAAGCAGATTACTCCTTCCGGTTTTTTCTGCTTTAACTCATCTGAAATCGGAACATAATACTCTCCAATCTGCTCATAATCCACTTTTCTTTCCATCCCCAGACCTTCTGGGTTCTGCATAAAAGATTTCAGATCATTAAGGTTGTATCTCTCGCCTATTGCATTGTATAAGATAAATTGTCTCATTCACAATCACCCCCTGAGCTGACTGCCTAATTCCCGATTTACTCTGGACACAATTCCTGAAATATCTATTGACGCCATCGCTCCATCCACCGCACTTTGTAAAGCGCTCTGAATTACCCCTGAATTTTCAGTTATTCCCTGTGCTATACCTTCCGGTATTGATTTCCCTACAGTTACAAACCTAGCACTCTTGCCATCAGATATTGCAAGTGTGGTTTCCGCTGTTTTTACGATTTCATCTGAAAACACTCTGACTTTCTCAATCACAATAGGTTTTTGCGTATCAATTTCAGTTGCTATTTCATTTATGGAATCTTTAAAATCCTTTGCTATTGCATCATTGTTTTCAGTTACAAAGATTTTCATTTCTTCGCCAGCTTCTTCCGCATTCGCTTTCTGCAATGCAGTCTTTTCTTCCTGAATACCAAGGATTTCATCCATCCCGTCAGAATATCCTGATGCAATATCAGCCATGGTTTCAATCAAGCTTTCCTTCGCATCTGTCATATCTGCCCAGGATTCCATCAGTTCATTAAATTCTTCCGAATCATTTTCTGCAGCTTCCACCAACTCATGCAGATATCCGGCACCATCCAATCCCAACTGCATAATAGAATTGAGTATTCCTGAAAACTCCGGATCAGAACCTTCCTTGGCAAGCTTTGACGCTTCAACCAAATCCTCCGAATACTGAGTAAAAACTTCTGCCTGAGACTGCAGATTCTCGCTCATTTGTCCAATGGTCAAATCAGACTCCGCTTTCAATTCCGCGAAAAGTCCTACCTGACCATCAATGCTCTCTTTTGCTTCTTCATATGCTTCTGCATATGCATCGCCCAAGCTTTCAATTTGAGCGATTGTTTCCTGCGATGCTCCCTGTATGGTATACATGGAATCATTCCCTCTTAACAATTACTTTTCTGTGTTCTTATTACGCAGCATTTGTACCCAGCTGTTCCTGAATCCACAGATCAGCTTCTTCCTCGGTATCAAATACCTGTTTTGTTCTCCATGTACCATCTGCCAGCGGAGCGGCTGTACCGGATAAGGTGGGAGTTGCAAAAGTGATATTTTCACCTTCTGTGCTGTAGGCATTTTCTCCTTCTGCAAACAGAACCTTATGCAGAATACATGCCACAAAAACATCTCCGTCTGCCTGTGTTTCTTCGGAGATAAATCCATATCCCACATAATTGGCTTCATCAGAAGACTTAGACGTTTCTGTTTTGGAATCTTCGGAAACCTCATGTCCAAACATAACATTTCCCGCCTGTGCCGGAAGATATGTTACTCCCAGAGTGACTGCTGCACTCTTGAATTTCTTTTTGCGTCTGACCTCTTTATTGTCACCGCGCAGTGTTGCCTCGTTATACTCCGGGGAAACACTGGTATTCACAGCTTCACCGCACTTAAATGCATCAGAATATTTTTCTGTTGCAGGATCCAGTTTTGCGATCCAGGGTCTGCTTAAACCATAGTTAGCCATTTACTCCTCGCTTTCTGTTTTCGGTATAGTTTACCTCAAACAATACTCTTCTTATTTTTTCATCCCCGGTCATTGCCTCTTCCAGCCATGTCCGGATAGTTACCTTGAACTTTTGGGATTCCAGATAATCCCTGATTTTCCTTTTATCCTCAAAATAATTGAAATTTTTGGGACAGAAGAAACTGATCTGCAGATATGCGATATCTGCCACCGGTACATTGTCTCCGTTCAATACCGGTCTTTCGTCTTCATAGGTAAAGGTTATGTATTTATCTTCTTTACCTTCATAAAGATCCTGCTCCACCGGATATCCTGTAACATTTTCCAGACTCAGAATTTTCCCATTCAGATTCATGTTACTGTGCCCCCGTTTTTTTATTATAAATTTCCTGAACCTTGGAAAGTGCAGCCTCACGGGCATCGTTGACCGCCTTTTGCAGCCATGGGCGCGGAGCCTGACGGCCAGTAATACCATATTCAAGCCAAATTGCTTTCAGAGCATTTGATACCGGATAACGACGCTTTACCTTCCCTTTGCTTTTCCGGTAATAAAAAGTCTTGGAATCACCTTTTGGATTGACATTTACAATCCATGCATCTGTCTTTGTCTTTTTTGGCTTGGTCGCTTTTACTGACTCAACCAGATCAGAATCGCTGGGATGTTTGATGACCGCACGCAATGACCGTTTCACCGCATTTTCCATGATTGGAGTCGCCTGCCTTAACCCTTCCTCGCATATTTCATCAAAGTCTGCAGTCAATAAATCATCCAGAAAGTCATCTGGAAAATCCACCTCGAACTCTGCCATATGTCATCCTTTCTCAGCAATGATCTCCATGTACTGATGTATGTCTCCATAATCGTTTACGAAAACGATATTGTATACGGTTCCGGCATACTCGATGTACATTCCGGTGTGGATCCATGAACGAAACCGGCACAAAAAACGTACCTTTTCTTCTGAAAGATCAATCCCTGCGTTCATTTTTTCACTTCCGGAAAGTCTTTTGAATGACGCCCAAACCACTTTTTTATTTTTCTTTTCACCGGTTCGGAATCCGTCTTTATCTTTTTCTTCTGATTTCTCACAGAAAAAGATTCTTTTATCCAGTTTCCCAGGATCGATATTCATAGAACCTCCTACAATGTCATACACATATTCAGATCAAGGACACTCTGTACATAGGGGTTAATGTTTGATTTTTCAACCTGAAAAGCACGATTATCAACCATATCCTGTACAATAGCCATAACTGCATGACCCATTTCCAACTGTTCATTGATATAATTTGCAGTCCGTCCCGTACATTTACATACATAGGCTATAGCAGCATCTCTCAGCTCTTCCAGTTTTCCTTCTGAAATACCGTCTTCATCACAGTCAATGTGCAGCCAGTCTGCAATTTCTTTTCCGGTCATTTCGCCAGCTTTCATTACTCTCATTCCTTTCTGGAACGTTTTTTAGGTGTCTTTACTTTTCCCTGCGTCACTTCGGGTTGCACCGGTGCAATTTCCTTTTCCACAGAAATTTTCTCCACATAACCACAGGAAAGAAGGTCCGTTAATATCGGACCTTCCGGGATTTCCCGCACACTGCCTTTTGCCATAGTCACCAGTCCGGAAAAGCTTTTTGTTGCCTTAACCTTCATAGCTTATGTCTCCTTATGCGCCCATTTCAAGCGCTGCTACTTTCTGTTCTTCCTGTACTTTGGCATCCATTTCAAGCCATGCTACCACACCAACCGCATGCTGTGTTGCGTATTTCTCACGCAGAACATCCACAGTTACATCCTCAGATACCTTAACAGCCAGACCGCTCATGTCACCATAATAGATAACCCTTTTACCGGCACCGATCGTGGGCATCGCATCGGTTGTGTACACGTCCTTACCCAGCAGGGTATATCCCCATTTTGCATTCAGATCACGATTCAGCAGATATTCTCCCTGTTCGTTTTTCAGTTTTCTGATGGCAGTTCTGGTCTTGCGGTTCATGATCCAGATTGCATCTCCCTGGAACTGGTCACGCACTTCCTCCTGCAGGTCGATCAGATCATCACCGGTGATTGCAGTCGCAGATTCACAGGTAATCTTCTGCTTTAAGGTTCCCAGACCTGCGATCTTTCCTTCTGTACCGAACAGCAGCTCTTTTTCAATGAACAGTGCTGCTGCCTTTGCAACCTGAGTCACAACAAAATCCACAATAGGAAATGCAGAATTGTTCATCAAGGATCTGGAAATCAGGCTCAAAGCACCAGCCAAATAGCCTTTCAGCTCAATGCTCTTGAACTTACCGGATGTAGATTCCAGTTCCACAAATTCATCCGCATACGCCATGGTGATCTTCTGTTCAGATTCATCATAATAGGGAATGGAAAGGGTTCCAGGCACGTTGTAACGTTCTGCCATCTTCCAGATAGGACAGATATCAACGATTTCCTGGATGATACGCTTACCGATGCTGGCAGGAACCACTGCACCGTTATCAGTCATTGTAAGCTCACCGGCTCTCTGTTCCGTTCTGGAATTTCTCAGATACCCTTCAAACACTTTTTCGTCCTGTGCGCGCTGCTCTTCTTCGGCACGTTCTTCTTCACTGGATTCTTCACGCTTAAAGGCCATATCTCTTGCGCGTCTTACACGATCAATGGTTTCATCCATCGCACGAATCTCACCTTCGATACGATCAAAGTCCTGTTTTTCCTGATCGGTCATCGCACGTTTTTCATCTTCGGCAGTCTGTGCAAGCTGCTCCAGTTCATTCTGCAGTTCTGCGCGTCTTTCAAGCAGTTCTCTGTATTTTTTCTGATTCATTTTTCCCATGATTTTTCTCCTCCTTAATCATGCTTAACTTTTTTAATCTTTTCCAAACGATCCAGATAAGATTGATTTGGATTTTTTCTTCCAGAAATCAATTCTATCTGTCCATCATCCATACAACGCTGTTCCACATCTTCTGTTTCCTCACCGGCCCGGATCTCAATGGATGTGGAAGAATAACAAGGTGTCTTTTTTACCACAAGGCTGATTTCCGACATATCAAAGTCCGTCACATGCCGTATGGGATAACCATTGGCACGCTCTTCCATGCTGTCTGTCACATTTTTCATGTTAAAAGACCAGCCTTTGATCTTTTTTGCTTTGGCATATTCAATCACCTCTTCATCTGTGATGATTGTTTCTGCCCGAAGTCCCACATTGTCCTCCTCCAAAATCAGATTTCCTTCCTTTGTTGACGCCAACACACGGTCTTTATCGTGATCCAGAAGAACCTCCACATTTTCTGCACGACTCAATGCACGGCCAAAAGCTCTCTGCTCAATGATCTCAAGAACTTTTCCTCTCGGAGTCATCACCGGCCGGCTCATTCTTCCGGGTACATTTACATATCCCATCAGATGAAGTCCATCAGCTCTCAATTCCACTCTCATCTTCAATCACCTCCTCCTTCATATCCTTTGTCTGACCTGTATTCGGGGTATATACTCGCTTTGTTTTCGGATCATAAAGTACCGTATCAAGTCCCAGCTGTATAAAGTTCATGCCTAACGGCTCCAGATCTTCCTGCTTCCGGATTTCATCCAGCTGCATAATATTGGCACGCTGTGCCACTTCATAGGCTTCAAACCGTTCCTTGATGCTTGCCCGTGTCAATTCTTTGGTGTCAAATGCCCAATAACAGGTATTACGCTCACTTTCCAACAATAAGCAACGGTCCAGTGATGCCTCTATATCAGACAACAGCGGTGTCAGACCATATTTTATAAATATAGCCTCGTCCTTATCAGTCATATTTCCGGATAATATGGAACTCACCACACCAAGAAGCATTGCATCCTCTTTCATACTGGTATTACGCTGCTCATCCATCTGCATTTCTCTGGCATTATGCTGTGCATCCCGGTAATCAAGACCTTTATTCAATACCATCATGTTCTCGGAATTATCCTCAAACAGCTTCTTCCAGGACGCTTTCAGGTCTGCAATCTGCTCCGGTGTCAACGGTCGTTCAGAAGTCAAAAAACCTTTTTTCATACCGCCTTTCCGGGCGCTGATGGATTCCATTTTCATGCTGTAATAAGCTGCTGCCAAAGGAACTGAACATTCCTCCTGAATCGGGACCCCTGAGCTTCCATCACGCGTATTTCGGAGAAGCATAAAAAAATCCCAGGGTTCATATGGCATTCCGGCCACATTTAACCTGAAATCTTTAAAAATCGGATCTATGCTCTTAATTATGTTCACATAATGATCTTCCACATAATGGATGCTTTCGATATGGTTTCCGGACCGGTTCAGATATGCATATCCACCCTTTCCAACATAATAGTCTGTTATGATTGCCCGCCAGAACTGAGATGCTGTCAGAGTATCACCGGGATCTACATTCAAAAGATATCTCCGGTAATCGTTTTTTATTTCTTCTACCTTCCCGTCTATATTCTTCCGGTAAATCTTAAGCGGAAGCTCTGCCACAATCTCTGACAGGATTCTGACACAGCCTTTTACAACCGGAATCTGCAATGCTTCTTCTCTGGTCAGTGTTGTATTTCCCATCAATGCTTTAAGCAGTTCCGCAGAATCTATGGCCGGAGTTAATGCTGCATCTTTGGTATCTGCCCGAATTTCTTCTGTTTTTGTTTTTTTCTTAAAAGGCCACATATGTCCTCCTTCACCCTTGTACAAGGAATCCTGCCGCGCCATACAGCAGTTCCTGTTGCAACAGGTATACTGCATTGATCAGCGACACAACCATGTCCACTTTTCCTTCACTTTTCTTTTTGTTAACATATTTATTAAGATTGGTGTCTTCCGTACAACGTGCATTTTGGAAATTGATTTCCAGCATCTGGTTATCATCATAGATAAAGTTTTTCTTTAGGATTTCTTCTTTCAGAAACTTTGTCGGAGCGTGTAAAACGGAAGAATGCTGTTTGATCTCCACACATTCATTCCCTTTTTCTTCCAGTTTCTGAACTGTACTGGTCGCATTATAGCGGTCATAGCCAATCTGAACCACTTCTACGCCGTATTTTTCACTCAGATTCAAGATAAATCTTTCCACGAAACCATAATCGATAACCTCATCTCCACAATCAAAGCACACTTCACGCTTTATCAGTTTCCGGTAATCAACCCCTTCTTTGTGACTCTTGATTTCAACCCTGTCTCCCGGAATAAATCCCCATACTCTGCCATATATTTTCCCACTATCCTCACAAACCATCGCAACAGAAGTATTATCACTGGTCAATGAAAGATCGAAGCCAACAAATACACGTTTTCCTCTCCAGAAATCGTCATTTTTATCCCTGCGACACAATTTGACCTTAGCAATATCAATATATCCTTCTGTTCCAAGTCCCTTGTATTTGATGTTCAAATGCTTACACAGGAAGTTCTCACGCTTATTTTCATAAAGAATTGCGTAAGTTCTCTTCTCCACAATGCGCTCAAACATTTTTTTATTGCTGACTGCTGCCGGATTTGCCTGATAAATAGCATTATCCTCATTCATCCAGGCATCTCCATTTGTATATTCTTCATCCGGCTCATAGATCAGCGCAAAGCGACCGTTATTCGCCAATACACCGTCCAATACCTTTTTGGAAATATCCAGCTCATCAATAAATCCATTGTTATCGTTGGGATACTGTGTTGAAATGATAATTCCCAAGGCATTATCCAGCGTTATCTGGGATGACCTCATTGCTTCAATTGGATATGAGTCCATTGCACCAGCTTCATCAGCCAAAAAGGCATTGGCTAATTTACCATCCATACGGTCCTGGGAATATGCCAG